CGGCATCGGCTTCAAGGAAGGCAAGATCGAGGTGATCGGCTCGGTGCTGGAGAAGGAAACCGGCACGCCCGAATTCGCGCGCGCGTCGTTCGAACTGGCGGAGAGCATCCGCCGCGTGGAGATGACCAACCGGCGCGACTGGAACAAGCCCGTCAGCCCGAACGAGAAGTTCACCAAGATGCTGCTCGAGCGCTACGACGCGCTCCACATGCGCAAGCTGATGGCGGAGAGCAGGATGTTCGCTGAAGCGGAACAGACGAGCGACCTCGACCTGCCGTATTCCGTCAGCCGCGCCATGATCGAAGAGGCGTTCCCGAGCCTCGTGGCGTCCGGCATCTTCGATGTCGGCGTCATGAACAACAGCCCCGAGAAGTTGTATTTCGAGGCGTTCAGCGGCGAATCCGGCTACACCTCCACCGTGACCGATGAAGAAGTGACGGGCGGCGCGGAGAACGTCTGGTACGACCTGGCGCACGGGCGCATCACGCCCGGAACGGTGGTCGTGACCAGCAACCCCGCAGGCACCACCTATGTGGAAGACACCGACTACGAGATCGATTACGGAGCCGGTCGCATCCGCTTCATCGCCGCCGGTTCCATCAACACAAACGACGTGCTGGTGGACTACGGGTACACCGCCATCCGCGAAGGCGAGATGGGCGTGATCCAGCGCGCCAAGATGACCCTCAGTTCGATGACCATCGAAGCCGCCGCCGACCGCCTGGCTGATCACATCAGCCGCGAGGCAGTCGTGTTCGGTCGCTCGCAGCTCGGTCTGGATGTGACCTCATGGACGATGGCGAACCTGGTCAAGCAACTGCGCCGCAAGATCGACCTGGGCATCATCTACAAGGCGCTGAAGTCGGTGAAGGGCGTCGCCAGCAACAGCGGCGGCACCTGGACCATCGGCACCACGCAGGCGGACTATGCCGAACTGGTGCGCTTGATGGGCGCGACGAAGTTGATCGTCCGCAACCGCTACTATGCCCCGACCTTCGCGCTGATGAGCAGCACCAACGCCGAATACCTGACCAACTGGGACGGGTTCAAGCGCGACGGCTATCCCGATGCGCTGCTTTCCGCGGCTGGCTTTGTCGGTCGCGTGAAGGGCTTGGATGTGTTTGAAAGCACCGAAATGCCCGATACCGAGATCATCGTCGGCAACCGCCAACTGGTGGCGCACCGCGTCTTCCAGCCCGCGTTGATCAAGGGTCCGTTCCACACGCAGGACGTGAGCACGGGCAAATTGATCGCGGCGGAGCAGTATTTCGTGGAAGAGTTCAACAGCACGGAATCGCCCGTCGAAGAGAAGGGCGCGTACCTGACCGTTGCGGAAGGGTCGTAACCTACCTCACCCCACCCCCACCCCTACCTCACCCCCAACCCCTCTCCTAAAGGAGAGGGGAGAAGGGGTGGGGTTCAGGAGTTTTTCTCATGACAGTTTTATTGTCCGACCTGATCACAAAACTTGAAACGGATGTGCCCGCGGTGGACGGCGTGCCGACCGATGACCAGTACGAGAACGCGGTCAAGGATGCGGTGCGGGCGTTCGGCGAGCGCTGCGGCGTGGAGCAGGTCGGGACGTTGAACATCACGTCGGGGACGGCAACTTACAGCCTGCCGGACGATTTTTTGCGCCTGATCGCCATGAGCGCGCTGACCGGCGTGGACGGAGTGATCGTTTCCTCGGGCGGGTTGATCCCCGTCCCGTTGGACTATGAAGAGAAGTGGACGATCCGCAACGGGCAGATCACGTTCTACCCGACGCCGCAATACACGATCGCGCGCACGTTCCGCTACAAGGCGGGCTGGGTGTTGACCGAAAGCGACGACGATTACCCGGTGGAGGAATACGCCGAGATGACGGAGCGCGAGTCGCGCATCGTCCTTTTGGCGGCGGCTTCCTTCGCCACGCAGAAACTGGCAAACAACGCAGGCGGCGACAAGTACAGCCTGGGCGCGGTCAGCGTGGATAACAGCGGCTCGGTCGAGGCGCTGGTCAAAAAGCAATATTCACTGTTCGGCGAGTTCACGAAGGAATGTGATCTCTATAACGGAGGTTATTCAACGGCATGAGCGCGGACAAGTTCTGGCAGAAGCCGGTCGATTTTTTCGCGCGGCGCGAGCATTATCTCGATCACATGCTGCCCGTGTGGAACGCCCTGCGCGGAGAGCGCGGGAAGTTCTACATCCCGCAATGCCTGGCGGCTTACGCCGAGGCAAAGGGCGTGAGCGATTTCATTGCTCTGACGCCTTACGGCGCGAAAGAGGAAGAGGTCTCGCCGGATATGTCGCTCTCGCCGATGCTGGTTTCCTCCTATGGCGACATGGTCGTCTCCCATCGCAGAATGCCCCAGCGTCCGTTCCTGTTCATGGAGCACGGCGTCGGGTTGACGTTCAAAGGCTCGAACGCCTACGCGGGCGGGGATGGAATGCGCGCGCTGGTGAAGTTGTTCCTTGCGCCGAACGAGTACATCCGCAAAAAGACGGCGGTTGCCCTGCCGACCGCGAAGCAGGTGGTGGTGGGCACGCCGAAACTGGACCGGCTCTCGGTCACGCCGACGCCCTGGCAGCGCGGAATCGGTCAGCCGGTGGTGGTCGTTTCGTTCCACTGGGACGGGAGCGCCATTGCGCCCGAAGCCGGGAACGCCCTGCGGCATTACCGCGACGCCCTGCCGAAATTGGCGGGGTCGAAACATTTCAAACTGGTCGGTCACGGTCATCCGAGATACCGCGAGGTACTAAAGCCGCTGTACGAAAGCCTGGGCATCGAAGCGGTGTGGAGCTTCGAGCGGGTCTTGCAGATCGCCGACGTGTACGTGAACGACTGCTCTTCGACGATGTACGAATTCTGCGCGACCGGCAAGCCGGTCATTCTGTTGAATGCGCCCTGGTTCCGGCGCGATGTGAAACACGGCATCCGCTTTTGGGATTACGCCGATATCGGTCCGCAGGTGGACGAACCGGAAGACCTCGGGACGACCATCGAAGCGATGCTGGCGGACCCGTCGATGTTTTTCGCCGAACGCGCCGAGATGGTGAAGGAGCTGTATCCGTATCTCAGCCATTCGGCACAGAGGGCGGCGGGCGCGATCCTCGGCTTTTTGGAGGCGCAGAGACAATGAACTGGACGAAGATCGAAGCCGACCTGACAAGGATCCGGCTCGAGAACGAGAGTTCGGTGGCGCTGCGGCGCGGGAATACCACGCTGACGGCGCAGTCCATGCGGATCGAGATCGCAGGCTCGCGCGGATTCCGCGTGTTCAGCGACGCGGCGCGGGAAGCGCGGCAGGCGATGGTCATCCTCGGCGAAAAGGACATGGACATCGCGGTCGAGGACCGTTTCACGCTGGGCGGGCAGTTATACCGCGTGGCGTTCATCCAGCCGAACCGGCAGGCGGCGACGATCGCGGAAGCGGTGGTGGTGGGATGACGACCGGATTTCATTGGGTGAAGCCCCCGAGTAAGGAGTTGATCCCCGGCGTCAAGGATTACGGTCGCAGGGCATTGGTCGCGGTGCAGGCGGCGGCGACGTATTGGGGACAGTCTATTCAGGACGCGGCTCGGAAGGATGCGCGCTGGGAGGACCGGACGGGCAACGCCAGGGGCGGTCTGTTCTTCGCGGTGGACGGTCTCGGGTTATCGCCGATCACCGGTGAGGTGACGCCCGAAGCGAAAGCGGAAATGAGCGACGTGGCAGTCGAAAGCGGCGACGCGAACACGCTGATCATCACGCTGGGGCACACGGTCTTTTACGGGAAGTTTTTGGAATTATCGAACGGCGGCAAATATGCCGTGATCATGAGCACCATCGAAGAAAATCTTGGCGAATTGGAAAAACTCGTCAACGACATTTTCAAGTAGGTCATTATGCCGACACTTGCAGATCGAATCAAGGCGTTTATAAATCCCACCCCCACCCCGACCCTCCCCCAAAAGGGGGAGGGAGTTGGGGGGAGTATCGCTCCCGTATTGGTCGAGGATCCGTTTGCGCGCTTCAAGGTGGAGCACGACCGGCTGGCGGTCATCAAGGAATGCCGCGAGATGTACGACAAGGACCCGCGCGTGGAGAAGATGCACCGCGATTATGCGCGCGATCTGCTCAGGAACGGGTTCTTCGTCAAGACGCAGGACGCGCAGGCGATGAAGGTCATTACGGATATGCAAACGCGGCTGGACCTGAACCAGCGCCTCGAGGACTGGCTGAGGCTTTCGATGCGCGACGGGGATTCGTTCCTCGAACTGGAACCGGCGGCTGTGAGTTCATCGAAATGGCAACTGGCATCGGTGACGCGCAAACCGACGCTGAAGATGCACCGCAACAGCAACGACCGCGACCGCTTCGAGGACCCGAGCCGGGCGTATTGGATGGGCGGCGACCTGTTCTTCGACGACCAGGCGCCCGCGGACGCGATCTGGTTCCCGCAATGGAAGATCATCCACGCCCGATGGAACCACGACGAGGAGAACCGCTACGGACGCCCGATGATGAAGAGCGCGCGCAAGGCGTTCAAGTTCGTGGAGGACGGCGAGTTGAACGTGGCGGTGCGGCGCAAGATCGGCGGGGCGCAGATCCGCCATCACGTCATCGAAGGCGGACCCGCCGACGTGGAAGCCTACAAGGAACAGAACAAAACCGTGCTCGGCAAACTGGCGGCGGTGGTCGATTTTTTCACGAACAAGCAGGGATCGCTGACGGTCCACCAGGGCGACGGCACGCTCGACAAAATCGGCGACGTGCAGCACCACATCGCCACCATGTTCACGGCGAGCGACAAGCCGATGGAGCTGATGGCTTACGGCGGCGATTTGAACCGCGACATCCTGAACGACAAGAAGGAAAGCTACGAGGAGATCCTCAACCAGGGGCGCGAGTGGGCGACGGTGGAGATCCTCAAGCCGATGATCGACATGGAATTGCTGTTGAACGGCATTCTGCCCGCGACGGTGAATTATCAGATCGTCTGGCGCAAGGCGAAGACGCTCGACCCGCAGAGCATCGCGTCGCTGGCGGATGCGGCGATGAAGCTGCGATTGCTCGGCGTGAAGGACGATGTGATCGCCACGATGCTGGCGGCGTACCTGCGCGATGTGGATCAGGATATTTTGCAGGGCGACGGTTTCAACCCGGAGCAGTTTGCGCAATCGTTGAAGGGCTTGAGCATTTAGCGATGGATAGGAATGAGTTGATCGGGCGATTGGACGTAATCCCGACGACGCGCTTGCAGGCGGCGGCGTTCAAGGCGACCCTGCGTTTGCACCTGTGGTTCACCGGGCGCACGCATGAGTTGATGCTGGACTTCACCGACCGGGCGCGGGGCGTGATCCTCAAGGCGGGCGGAAGCGACCAGATTCTGGACGCAGCCAAGGCATACGGCGCGCAGTCGGATTTGCTCCGCTTGTGGAGCGACACGTGGACGCAGTGGCAGGCGGAATTCCAGCAGGCAAGGCGCGAGGCGGCAAGGATCGCGTTCGGGGTTCAGGCGGCGAGTCATATGAGATTGGTGGCTTCGGAGGTTGAAAAGTTGAAGGTTGAAAGTTACAGGTCAGACCCTTCAACCTTCAACATGCAACCTGTAACCGAATCGAAAGTGACGGACGGCGTGTATGACCCGCAGCTGCGGATTTTATTGCAGGTTGCGGAGGATTATCTCTACGGCGACGGGCTGAACCTTTCGGGGCGCATCTGGCAGATCGACCGCGAGGCAAGGGAGCAGATGAACCTGATCCTGTTGAACGGGATCGCCAGCCAGAAATCGGCGTGGGACATCGCGCAGGAATTGGAGGCGCTGCTCGGCGCGGGGAAGGACTGTCCGCGCTGGACATCCACCCGGCTTTATGACCGGACGAAGACAGAGATCGCGGCGGGCGATGTGACCGGGCTGATCCGCGGGGAGGATTGCGCGGGGCAGGGCGTGAGTTACAACGCGCTGAGACTGGCGCGGACGGAGATCCAGAAGATGCACGCGCTGGCGACCGACCGCCTGATGGCGCAGCAGCCGTGGGTCGAGCAGGAGAAGGTCAACCTCTCGGCGGCGCATCCCGAAACGGATATCTGCGACGACGTGGTCGCGGGCGGCGAGGACGGGCAGGGCATCTATCCGAAAGGCGAGATCGAACTGCCTTTGCATCCGAACTGCCTGTGCTACAAGACCGCCGTGCTGATGGACCGCGAGCAGTTCGTGAGCCAGATGCGCGACTGGTTGAACGGCGGTTCGTGGGCTGAGATGGACGCCTATGCCGAGGAGCTCGGCGCGCCAATCGATGCGGACCTGACACCCGCGATGATCAACATTGCGGTATGGCTGTTCAGCGATGAGCTGGACGATTGGATGAAGTAAGGCAGTGAACAGGTAATAGTGAATAGGTGAATGATGGAACTGGCAAGCGACATTCAAACGGTTTTGGAAGCGGACGACGACCTGATGGACATCCTGACGGGCGGCGTGCATACCGACGTGGAGGAGATCAACCGCCAGTCCACGCCCGATGCGTTCGATGCGAACGGCGAGATCCAGCCATGCGCGTTGATCAAGCTCGGCAACGAGTTCAAGATCAGCGACACGCGGCGAGCCGTGCGCACGCCCATCACGATCTATTTCTACCAGCGGCAGGGCTACGACTCCACCCGCCCGGCGATGGATTTGACCCACGACCTGCTCAACGAGCAAAAGATCGGCGACGGCGTGTGGAATATCGAATACGACACCACTGTGTACCAACAGCGCGACCAGGCGCTCGACTGCGCTCTGGAAACGCTGAGATTTACCGCGGCGCGAATGCGCTGACAAATTTTTTGCACCTCAACCCGACCCCCTCCCCGCCCTCCCCCATTTGGAGAGCGCAAATGGGGGAGGAGAGAGGAAAGGAGAATAAGAAATGGCACTCAACACAATCCCAAAACCCTATGGTCTCAGCGACGTGAAGTTGACCGAGATCGACGGCTCGAGCCAGGTGGACCTGCCCGAGAGCGTCAAGCTCACCTTCAAGGAGCGGATCAAATCCGCCGAAGGCATGGGCGACGACAAACTCGGCACGGTCGTTTCGGTGCGCGAAGCGGTGGAGTGGGAACTGGAGTTCACCGCCCTGCCGCCCGAGGCGCTGGCGATCATGTACGGGATCACCACCAACACCACCGGCTCGACCCCCAACCAGGTCAAGACGCTGAACGGCGCGGGAGCCGTGCGCCTGCCGTATTTCAAGATCTACGGCAAGAGCCTCGGCGAAGGCGACGACGACGTGCATTGCATCCTCTACAAGTGCAAGGTCACGGAAGGTCTCGACGCGGCGATGCAGTACGGCGAATTGATGAAGCCGACCATCAAGGGTATTGCGATTGACGACGGGACGAACGGCATCTACGACTGGGTGCAGAACGAGACCGCAGACGACCTGCCGACTTCATAACCCCCTCTGTCCTTCGGACATCTCCCCCAAATACCGCTTCGGCGGGATTTGGGGGAGAGGATGGTGAACCATGACAAAGACCCATAGCAAGCAATCCCTGGCGGCTTGGCGCGCGTCTCGGACGCACAAGATGGACCTGCCCAGCGGTCTGACCGTGACCGTGCAGGACGTTTCGATGACCGACCTGTTGTTGACGGGCAAACTGCCGCCCGCCTTTGCAGATTTTGCGGAAAAGGCGAACAAGGAAGGCAACGCATCCATCGACCTGAAAGAGTTGATGGCGAACGCGGCAGACTTCACGAAAATGCTCGATACGCTGGTCGTGCTGGCGCTGGTGGAACCGAAACTCGGCGAGTTCGCGGACGATGAGACGATCACGCTGGCGGAGATCCCGAGCGACGACAAGATGGCGATCTTCAATTGGGTCAACCGGGAGGTGACTCAGCTGACCTCCTTTCGTGAGGGATAAGGTCAACCTGTGGCGATTGTACAACACGGCGACCGCCTACGGCGTTTTGCCCTGCGACCTGTTCCCCGGTCTGGAGACCGACCTGGCGCGCTGGTATTTGAACGAAGCCGCGCTGATGACCGGGCGCGCGTTCGAGAACGCGCTCAACGAAGGCAAGGACCCGTTCAAGGGCAGTGCGCCAGTGAGCAGTAAACAGTTCGCCAGCGCGCCGAAGCATCGCGTGCGCAAGGTCAGATCGCTGAAAGAGATCGGAATCAAATAACATGGCTATTCGTCTCGGTTCGGCATACGGGAAAGTTGAAATTGACTCTTCGGGTGTGACCCGCGGGGTCAATTCCGCCGTTGGCGGATTGAAAAAACTGGAAGCGACCGCGCTCACAGTCGGAGGCGCGCTGCAAAGCCTGGGTCAGAAGATGACCGTCGGTTTGACGCTTCCGATTCTGGCATTGGGCGCGGCGTCTGTCAAAGCGGCGAGCGATTTCGAGGAGACCAAAAACAAGGCAATGGTGGTCTTCGGCGATATGGCGGATTCGGTTGTGGAGAATTCCAAACGCGCCGCTACCGCGCTGGGCGTCAGTCAACAGCAATATCTCGATTACGCCTCATCCATCGGCGCGGCGTTGACCGCGGGCGGGATGGGCATCAAAGATTCGGCTGAACTGGCGGAGCAGGCGGTCAAGCACTTCGCAGACCTGGCGTCGTTCCATAACGCGCGGGTCGAGGATGTGGCGCTCGCGTGGCAATCCGCCATCCGCGGACAGTACGAGCCGATCCAACGGTATTTTCCGTTTATCACCGATTCGTACCTCAAGACCTACGGCATCGCCAACGGCATGATCGATGCCAACACAAAGAACCTGACCGCCAACCAGCGCGCGATCATCATCAACGCCATCGCTCTCAACGAAGAGCTCAACCCGGCGTTGAACGATTTCGCCGAAACTTCGGACGGACTGGCGAATTCCACGCGCATTATGCAGGCGCAATTCAAGGATGCGCTGGTGATGTTCGGTCAAAACCTCCTGCCAATCGCGCTGGAAGTTGTGCAGGGATTGAATAAATTGCTGACGGCATTCAACAACCTCCCGCCGGGCGTGCAAAAGGCGATCATTGTCCTGGCTGGACTGGTTGCAATAATGGGACCGGTCATTAGTTTTATCGGCACGATCGTGACCTTTATCGGCAGTATTGCAGGCATGGCGACCACCCTGAGCGGCATGGGCATTTCGCTGGGAGCGGTGGCATCCGCGGCGGGGGCGGCGGCGACGGCATTGGTCGGTGTGGGCGCGGCGGCGTTGACGGTCATCCTGCCTTTGCTCCTCATCATCGCCACGATCGCGCTGGTCTACCTCGCATTCAAAAACAACTTCATGGGCATCACCACCACGGCGAAACAGTTGTGGTTCATCATCAAGTTCGCCTTCAGCGAGGGCTGGAAGTGGCTGGTGAACGCAGTCCAGCAGGGCGGCATGACGGTCTGGAACGGTTTCAGGAACATGATCCAGCGCGTGGTGCAGGCATTCCGCGCGATGAATTGGCGCGACCTCGGTAAATACATGATCATGGGCATCATCAACGGTCTGTTGGGCGGCATCCCGGCGCTGGTGCAGGCGGCGATCCGCGCGGCGAAGGCGGTTTTGAGCGCGGTCAAGACCACGCTCAGGATCAAGTCCCCTTCGGAAGAGTTCATGAAGATCGGCGCGTTCAGCGGGCAGGGCTTCCAGGCGGGGCTGGCAAAGATGATGGACCCGGCGACCATCGCCAGGACGATGGCGAAACCGAGCCAGTCGTTCGTCAACTCGCAAAGCCAGTCGAATACCATGTACTTCGGCAACGGTCTGACCCTGCGCGACGTGGACGCGCTGATGAGCCGCAAGATCGGTCAATTCACGAAGCAGTTGACCAAGGCGGTGAGCCATGGCTAGTCAGTTCAGGATCGACGAGACTTCGGGCGGTCTGACCTCTCTCGACGAACTCGCCACGCCTCTCCCCGATCCCCAGCCGGAATTCCGCGAATATAAAAAAATGGTGCGGCTGGGCGACGGCTCGATGCAGGGCGTCGGTCCGCAGACCATCGTGTGGAGCTTCCCGGTCATCGAACCCGACCAGGTGACTCAGTTGGAGACCTTCATCACCGGCGACCCGATCTATATCTCTTCGCGCAAGCGCGATGACTCCTTCGGCGATTTCGAAGTGATTCCCGCCGTGCCGGACCCGCGCCAGGACGCCGATCACCTCTTCCAGGGCGTGCGCTCGGGCTATGTCGTCGAATTTGTCGTGGTGAGCGAGGTCGTATAAATGTCCCGCGTTGCGACAGGCGACGAACTGACCGACCTCGGAACGCCCGGACAATGGTCGCGCATCTGGCTGGCGGTCTATAAACCGAACGTGGTTTACACCGCGCTCCTGAACGGCGCGCCCGCCTCGAATGACCTGGTGGGGCAGATCTCCTTTGACGGCGGATCGGGCACGCTGGGGGACGTGAAAGCCGAGATGACGCTCTGGGTCGGCACGAGCGCAGGCGCGAGGGACCTGGGCGTATGCCGCATCCGTAAAGCTCCGATCTCTGGCACGTTTTACATCGGCTTGACTTCAGAGATCGCCTGGGCGGATAACTGTTATCTCACCGTCGTCGATCTCGCCATGCCGTGGAGCAAACCGGTCTACATCGACAGCGGCACGGTCAAGATCGATACTGATGTGAGCTACAGCGACCAGAACGCCACGTTCTCGCCGGTCGTGCGCATGGGTCCGCACGCGGTTGCCTGGCTGACCGGCGCGACCGTGGACGTTGGCTTTTCCGCTACGGCGTTCGTGCCAGGCTCCACGATCAGCGCCTATTCATGGACGGCGCCTGGGGCAAGCGGGACGAGCGGGACTACAACCGCGACCCCTACCATCACCTATAACGCGGCGGGATATTACCGCGTGTATTGCACAGTCACCGCGGCGAATGGAAAAACTTTCACCGGCGTGCGGCATGTGATGATCTTCGACGCGAACAACATGCCGAAAAAGATCGAACTGACCGACGACCCGACCGCAAGTTACGACGAAGGCGGCTGGGAGTTCGGCGTCAAAATGTATGCGGACGCCGACACCGACGATATCGTGGAAGGCACGCTTTGCGTCCTCTTCGGCGAGGATCATTTCGGGGCGGAGGAAACAAGCATCGGCGCGGTCACGAACCGCGCGAACATCATCTGCGTTGGCTACCTCGACGGCGAATCCATCGTCTGGGATGCCGAGATCTCCGAAGTCTCGTTCAACGTGCGCGGCTTGCACAGTTGGATGGACATGATCGAGAGAAATCCGTTCACACTCAATCACGCCTCGGCAACCCCCGCTGATTGGGAAACAATGGCGGGTCTGACCGTTGACCGCGCATTGCATCACCTGCTGGTGTGGCGCTCGAACATCGCCGCCATCGCGGACGTGACCCTCACCAGCGACACGCGCTACGCGCCGGTCATCAAAACGGAGGAAGGCTCGCTGTGGTCTCAACTGGACCAGATCGCGTGGGAGAAAATCTTCGCGCGCGGCGGCGTGGATAAATACGGGCGGCTCTTCGTTGAGATCGACCCCCAGCTCACGCCCGAAGCGGACCGCACCTGGGCGACGGTGATGACGCTCACCGAAAAGGACTGGCAGGAACGCATCGAGGCGGCGCGCATCACGCGCAAAAAAATCAGCATGGTCAGCACATCCGGCTGGCTCACGCAACTCGGCGGCGCGACATCAACGCTGTATTCGCTGGCAATGGGTCACGTCCGCGCGCGCACGGGCGGGGTCGAGATCGTCGATAAACTGCTTGCCGCATCGCAAAGCCAGTTCAACACCCTCGCCGGTCTGTATTGCGGCTGGAAAAATCTCGAATGGGAATTCGATCTCACGATGCCGCAGAACAACCGCATCATCGATCTTTTCCCGCGCCAGTTTTTGGATGTCTCCCTCGCGGCTGGGGATACCCCTCGAAGCCTCCCCTACTCTGGCAACTTGATCCCGCGCTCGATCACGCTTCGATTCGACGCCGAAGCCTTCGCCTTCGCAGTGGGGCTTTCGTGCGAGCCGGAAACGTTCCCGACCCTCGCAATCGATGGCGACGTGCCCGCATCGGCGGGCGCAGACGAATGGGACGATTCCACCTTCCCGCTCGAGGACATGCCCGACCTGGGCGACATCGGCGAGATCGTCACGCTCCCGCCCTCGGTCGAGAATCCAAACCACCCCAAGGTTGTGGTCATCGCTTCCACAAAAGGCGTGTTCTACACGTCCAACTTCGACGCCGACAACCCGACCTGGATCGCCATGAACAACGGTCTGGACGCCACTGCGATCGCGCACACATTCAAACGCCTCATCGTTGCGCCTTCCGGCGCGCTTTGGATGATCGTTGACGATGAGCTCGGCAATAGCCTGTACAGGGCGTCCGGCTTGGGCGGCGAATGGGTATTGGCGGCAAACGGCACCACGCTTGGATTAGCCTACGGGCTGCACACCGGGAAAATTCTCGCCGTCGCCGCCAGTCCGGATGCGTCGGAGAAGATTTGCATATCGCTTGGTTTGCAAACCAATACCGGCAGCGTGCAGTCGTACAGACTTGCGTATGCCAACGGCAGCGCGGCGATCACGGTTTCGGCGGCATGGGCTACATCGGGCGTGAACCGCGATCACGGTCTGGTGCATCAGGCGGGCAAATGGTACTTGTTCTATCGTGACGGTTCGCAGGATTTGCGAATGGGAGAATTCAACGACTCGGGCGGGTTGAGCATCACCTATCTCATCACGGCGACGAACTCGGCGCACAGAGCGGCGGCGGTGAGAAGCGGCGATGGGTTTATCACGTATGGCTCTTCGTTTGAAACAGGATTCTGGCTTGTAAGCAGTGGCGGAACGCCCACCTATAAAACGGATTTATTGCCAGGCAATCAGGGCGATCCATTCCACCCGATCTTCGCCATGTCGCCGGATGGAACGCATGGCATGGCTGGATTCTCCACGCCCTACAAAACCACCGATAGCGGCGCGTCCTGGCAGAGCGTCGGCGGCGTGATCCCGATTGGGAGCGACGTTTGGGAATCCTGCGGCGATAACAACCGCTGGATATTCGGCGGCGGAACGACCCTGCGCCTCACGGTCGATCAGGGCGCGTCTTACGTCGAAAAATCAGGCAATCTCTCCTACGTTGCCGCATCGCTCGACATCCTCGCCATCCGGTATATCTCATGAACAGCCTGAAACCTTTTTCGCGCAACCTGATTTCCCTGCTCCGCTCGGATCGCACTGCGGAGATTCCCGCGTTCCTGGGGAACCTCTCCGGCACGGTCCCCGCCGATGACGCGGGCAATGTGTATGTCACATTGGTGAACGGCGAAGTGTTGACCGTCTATAACGGCAAGGTGCCGAACGTCTCGCGCCTGCCGGTGATCGTGGGATACGGCGGCGGAAATAAATTGCAGGTCTTGCGCTCGCGCGATGTGTACGTCACGCCCCCCTATCCCGACATGCCCGGTCATGGGTCGCTGCATACCTTCCCCGGTCCCGACACCGTGCCGGTGCGCGGCGAGCAGATCGTCCCCGGTCTGGTTGTGCCTGCCGGATCGCTCACCGTAAAAGTTTACAGTCTGCCGTATGAGCTTTCAGACGGCTGGCACATCTTGCCCACACAGGACGTTGACCTGACTGCAAACGTGCCTGCCAGCGGCGCGATCTTTGCCTTGCTCGAAGCCGACAACACCGGCGTGATCGTCGTCACCGAAGGTGCAGGCCAAACTGTATCTCGGTCAAAGCGCCATCCTACAGACGGTGATCGATTCGGACATCATCGATCTGAGGTGGGGCAGGGCTGCCCGTCTCGCCATCGAGATCCACGGCGCGACGGAAGACACTGCGCCCGAAGACGCCGACGAATTCGGCTTTTGGGATAGCGTCACCGGACTGTTGAACCGCATCACCTGGGCGAACATCAAAGCCACGCTCAAAACGTATTTTGATACGCTCTATTCCGCCCTCACCCACACGCACGCGGCAAGCGATATAACCAACGGCACAATGGCAACCGCCCGCCTCGGAAGCGGGACGGCAAATGGGTCTACATTTCTTTCGGGCGATCAAACATATAAACCGTCAGGACTTTCCGTAAGTTCCTCATCTGTCACCACAGGAAACATAACCGGAGTACAAGGTACACTCCATAATCTCGACGTTTCAGGGATGACAGCAAATAGAGACTTCAACCTTCCAACACCCACAGCCGCAGGATTTCGATGCGGTGTACGTTTAGCCACAGGAGATGATAGATACGCCCTCATCCTAAAAGCAAACAGCGTGGAACAAACAAGATTATTCATCACCGGCGAGGTGGTTATATTTGTCTCTACCGGAACAGGAGCAGGCGATTGGATAATTGAACATGACGGCAGAAAGGCGTCTGGCGGCAGAATATCAAACTCTGTCGCACAGACCATAAACCATGCAACTCCCACCAAGATAGTATTTGATACTCAAGATGACAACAACAACGGCATGGCAGATGTCACAAACGACGTAATCCTTATTCGCAGAACGGGTAGGTATGCAGTGAGCGGAACATTTCAAATGGATTCGGGGGTAGTCTATACCCGTATTCTTGGCAATATTACAAAAAACGCAGGGGTGGAGATTGCCCGTTTTGAAACCGATAGCGCATCAACTGGCATCTATCCCGTTCTTTCCTTCGTAAGTGTCAATTTTACTTTTGCCGCTGGCGATACAATTGACATGAATATATACCAGGAAAACGGCGGAGCGGCGAATAAGAATACCGTAGCTGGAACAGCACATCTTGAAGCAGTGGAGATTTTATAATGGAATTTCTTTGGTATGGAGTGCCAGAACCTACACGGTCAGAGAAAGCGAAAAAAATCCGCGCCTATATAGGAGATGTATTGCGGCAATCTGATTGGACGCAGACCCCAGGAAATTTGCCATTACCTGAACAAATTACACAGCAAGAACTCCGCCTTGCGTGGATGGAATTGGACGACCCAAACCTAGACCCCGACACTATTGTCTTGCCGCCTTACCCATTAATGGAGAGATTATGAGCGACAAAACCGAGAAGATAAAAAAGAAGCTCGACGCGCAGAAATCCGCGCTGGACATCCTGCAATCTCTGAACGGCAAGCACATCGACCTGATGAGTAAAGCCGAACAAGAAGCCCTGCTCATTGCCCTCGCCCAACTCGCAGGCGTGGCGAATGAAAATAATGAAATCGTTGTAAACTAAAAAGCGGGACGCGCAAGCGTCCCGCTTTTTCTACCTGCACAACCAACTCTCCCTCACCCACAGCCCGCGCCACTCCCCAAAAAACCGACGCGATGCGTCAGCAGGACTTTTTGAAGGCTTATGAAGAACTCTGTAACCGTCACGGGTTGCAACTCGTCCCAATCTTGCAATGGAAACAGTCGGCAGATACGGGGACATGGGGAACAGTCGTGTTGATGCAGATAAGCCCGTTCTCCCCACTAGCGCAAAATAATGGGTAATTCTTGCATGTCATTGCCAATGGAATTTCCACAGACTCCCGCTAGGGAGCCTCAAAAACCCCGCGAAAGCGGGGTTTTTTTTATTCCGCATACACCAACTCGATCCGGTCCTCGTAGACGACGATCTTTTCGAGCAGGAGGTGCAGGATGCGGTTGACTTCGGCGGGGTCGGCGCGGGCAAGCCAGTCGGGGAGGTGGGCGGCATGTTTGCCCAGGGAGGCAGTAAGCATTTGCCGGGTGAGCCTGCGCCGTTCGGCTTCGACCTCTTCATGCGCGGCGCGGTTTTCCTCGGCGCGGATTTTTTCATCGAGCGCCGCCGTCCGCGCGGAGAAACTTTCGAGGCTAAGCAAGCCGCGCTGAAACGGCGTGAGGTATTGCCATGCCCTATTGATGGTTTCCAGCCTTTCGAGGCTTTGGTGTTTTTTGAATCCGCTTATTCTCGTTCTGCGTTTCATATTGCGCGACCTCTTCGGCAATGCGTTTTTGCGTTTCTTCGTCTAAATACTCCCAGCGCCGGTTGACGATTTGCAAATACGGATTCGGGCGCGGGAGACCGAGCGCGTCATAGACTTCATTTCCAAAGATTTCAGCCAATAAATGCACAGTTTGAGCGCTTGGGGTTCGCTTTCCGCCCATCCAAAGCGATAAAGCCGATTGGCTGACTCCAATGTACATGGCAAACTCTTCGATAGATTTTCTTTTCCCTTCCCTATTTTGCCATTCAAGGTATTTCTTTTCTATGAATTCGGGGAAGTTCACAGTCATATTTTATAGCCATTATTTCTCTTTGTTTCACCCTTGACACAGCCTATTACTAGGTGTAATATCCATGACACTGTAATTAATTTCAGTGTCAAAATAGAACAGGCGAGCGAAAAATGGAAACCAGCGAAGTCACCCAGCGATACCGCATCGAACAAAACCTCTCTCTGCGCGGGTTTGCCGACGCCATCAACCAGCGGCTGATCAATACCGACGTCTCTTACAGCAAGGTTTACAGGTGGGAAAACCAGAACTACGAACCCGAACTCGAACTCCTTTTTGAATGTATCGCCACTTACCGCGGCGATTGGCGCGCCCAGTGGGCGGTCGAAACCATCCACGCCATGTACCCCGACCTGGTGGAGAGCGGCATTGTCCAATTCCGCCTGCCGGTCGCCGGGTAGCCAAGTCAACCAAAGGAGATGACCAGATCATGATTAATCCACGCCGTATAACTCATTGGCATCAAAAATTTTCCAGTCGTTCTCATGGGGGCAAGTTCTATCGGACAGGCTTTCAAATGTCGCCTGAAATATCCCGTTTCAGCCGGGCGAAATTCAAAACTGCCACCCAAGCCGAAGATTATGGCGCGCGACTAATTTTGCGCTGGATACGCCTCTACGATGCGGCTATCCGTTCAAGCCTTGTTATTCAACTCCAGTAGGTGAAGCATGGACTTCACCACTGGCGCTCCCAACCAGGAGGCTCTCAGCCAGTTGATCGAGTCCCTTATCCAGTTTATAGAGCAAGACCTTCGCATCATACAAGACCTGACCGTCCCCGAGGCGGTGGAGACGGTCAGCGGGCAAGGAAGCAGTGGCGTGCTTCACTGTCCCTAGAATACACCCAACCGCCGGATTTGTCAGAAAGTCGCAGGCGAAAAATGGCGAAATTTTGGTTCACCCTCATTGTCATTTGCTCGATCGTCCTCATCATTATGGAACTCCGCGCATTGAAGACGCGGGTCGAGAAACTCGCCAGCGGCAATCGTCAGAGGATGCCGCATCAGGCTCAGGACAATATCCTCGATGTGATTGCCCTGGTCAGCGACGTGCTGGAAAACGAGCAGGACCTCAACCTGCTCGAAAGCCAGCGCCGCGCGCGCGAACAGCAAAAATTGGCAAACGCCATCGATTTTCTCAAAAACGCACTTGCCGTCGGCACCAAGCGCGATGCAGGATAAAACATAGTTACGCCGGTGTAGCTCAACAGGCAGAGCAATCGCTTCGTAAGCGATGGGTCGGTGGTTCAAATCCACTCACTGGCTTTAGGCGGAACTGGTCCCTCCGCCGAAGAGAGCAGGCTCGTTTCATTGCTTTCTCCTCCTTTGAAAGGGTGTGCGTCTCGGTCTGCTGAGATCAGTCCCGGTCGGGGCGCACACCCCAAAAGAGACCACATCGAGATCGTGACCTCACCCCCAACCCCTCTCCTAAAGGAGAGGGGAGATAGAAACCAAAAGGAGATCCCATGACCCAATACAAAGCAGGACTCGCAAGCCTATTTTCGACCCATGCCCGGCGCGCAGATCTCGCCCCTGTGCAGACCTGCCCGAAATGCCAGCGTCAATTCACCCTCGGCGTAAACGGCACTGTGGACGGATGCGACGAATGCACCGGCGTCGAACGCCTCCCCAACGGCTTCGCCGTTCAAAACATGACGTGCTATTGCCTCGAACACATCGGCGACAACGAACACTGCCCCACGCACGGCAAGGTCAAATCCCATGAGTAACCTCACAGTCGAAGAGCGCGAACGCGAAAGGCTCCGCAGCCTCGAAGAATATCAACGCCGCGAACGCCAAGCGACCGAAGCCATGATGAAAGCCATGTATGAACGACGTGAACGCGAACGCCGCAAACGCGAAGCGGAGAGAGATGCGCGGCTCAAAAGAGAAAGGCGCCTCTACCGCCACAAATACATCCGCGAGGAAGAAGAATTCAACCGTCAACACCCGAACCTGTAAACCAAAGGAGAGAACCAATGACCACCCAAACCCCCGAAGAGATCCAAAAACTCAAAGAAAGCTGGCTTCGTGATCCCTGCTGGGATATCGAAGACACCAAAGGCTTCGAAGACCACAAAGAAGAACTGCTCGCCTTTCGCAAGCAAAAAGAAGCGGAATGGGAGGACAAACGCGCCGCCCGTCAAACCGCCCGCCGCGAACACATCATGAACCTGACCGGCATCGGCAAAGCCGATCCCGACATCCTCGATGCCTTATCCACCTGGGGCGAGATCGAACGTGCGCTCGAATCGCATGATCGCTATATTGGCGATTTCGCAACCCGCGAATCCATCGTCATGGCAGAACTCGCAATGGCGCAGGTCCGCGCCACGCTTCTCCAAGCCTCGCAACTCAAACGCATCGCCGACGCCCTCGAATCCATGGACGACGGCGACAGCCTCATCCGCTCCGCGCAGATATGGGGAAGTGAAAAATGAGCGCCATCTGGACCCTGACACTTGACACCCCGCGCCCCCTGCCAACCTACCGCTCAGAAAACACCAACAAAGCCATCCAACAACACCTGCGCGTATTCTCCGCCTGGTATCGGGAAACCTTCGATCAACCGCTCAACCCGCGCCACCTCACCAATTACGACCTACATCTCTACCGTCGTCACAGCCTCGATGTCGAAAAGGTCAAAGCCAGCACGTGGAACGCCCGCCTCTGGGCGCTCACCGTGCTGGCGCGATCGTTGGGGGATGAAAACCTGCTCGAAGGCATCGAAGGCAAAGACTTCGGAGTCCGCTCAACCAAACACCGCTCTCTCACAGAGAACGAATACCACCGCCTCAATCACGGCATGGAGATCGGCATCCAGCGCGCCGTCAGCGACTTCGAACGCCGCAACGCGGTCCGCGCCTGGGCTTGCGCCTCACTCATGCTCCAGGCTGGTCTGCGCGTTGACGAGGTCGCCAGCCTGAACACAGACGACATCACCCTCGGCGAACGGAGCGGCAACGTCCGCGTCCGTGACGGCAAAGGAAGCAAAGAACGGGATATCCCGCTCAACCTCCACGCCCGCCGCGCCCTCCGTGCCTGGAATGAACTTCGCGCATCCGCTGCTGCTGATGATTTATTCGGAGTGACCGCGCGAACCATGCAGCGCATCGTCTCTGACCTCGGGGCTGAGATCGGCGTCCCAGACCTTACTCCACACTGGTTGCGATACTCCTTCGCCAAGCGGCGCGAACGCAAAGGCGTCCCCATCGAACAGATCCGCGACCTGCTGGGGCACACCAGCATCGAGACCACCCGCCGCTACCTCCGCAGTTCCTACGAAGAACTCCAATCCGCAGTCGAAGATTGACAGGTCAAAGAACCCATGTCGAAAAGCCCAGGTCAACAGACCCATGCCCCAGTCCGCGCGGCGCACAGTCAAGTCAGTAGTAGAAGAACTACCCAAAGTTCTTCATTCACTTGCGTTATGCCTCCCCCCTGTCCCTGCCCCACAAAACGGATCGGGCTGTCGGATAAGGGGCATTATGCGACACAAAGGCACGGATCGAGGCGGTTTTTGGCGGTTAGATT